TGGAAAGTTCTTACTGCGCTATTTCCGGCCTGTGCGCCTAGATATGATATGTAAAGTGTGTTGGTATTCTGTGTTGTTCCGTCAGATGGTAGAACATCGATAATATATGCAGTAATATTACTGGTAGCACCTTTAATAGTCTTTTGATAGTAATCCTGTACATTGATAGTGTTGTTGCTGGCATCGACATTTGAAATTTTAACATAATCAACAGGATTGCCAGGGCCTTTACTTAGAGTTGAGTTTGCAGATGTGCGAATAGTAAATGCGCCAGGTAGAACAATGCTCCCTTCTTTGAAGACGTGCGAACCAAATCGGCTGATCTGACTCTGTAGCATCGACTGCATTTGGGTAAGTTCGCGGGCCTGTACAGCATAACCAGGCTTATAAAGTATTCTATAAAACTGCTTATTTGGATTGTAATCATCGTAATAAGGAGTAACATTGAAATTAGTAGTGAGCGTGGAATTAGACAAATTCGTGCCATTACCACTTGCTGCTTGATTTTGACTCAGTACGATATCTACCATTTTTTATTATACCTTTTTAAAATGCCATTACTATCTTGAAATCTTCGATCTGGTCATCTGCACGAGAAATGGGTGTTAGGTTATTAATATATAGCATACTACCAGAATATGGTTTTAACTCTTTATCTGTCACGAATTGTACGAATCTAGAAGTGCCGGAATTGGCTCCTACAAGAACGTCTGCTGCAATTGTGCCAGTTGTATTTGTCAGTCTAATTTCACTATTTGCAAAATCCCAATTTTCGACGATACCAGTAAAAGTGGCCGATGATAATGAAGGACCTTGATATACCAATTCGTCTTGATTATAATTTGTAATACCTGTGTCTAGAACTGCGATGACCAATTGTGAATAAATCACATTAGCCGCGGCATTATTTGTGGCCCGTTCTTTAGGATTCAACAATAGCGAAACTTGACGAAATTCATTTACTGTTGGAAACTTACCGTTTTCTGAGCCTTTCAATCTAGGATTTAAAACTAGATAAGAACCACCCAGTTCAAATAATGGATTAGACCCATGACCACCAGGTGGGCTTAATACTGCTCTAGCAGTAGCATTTGCTCCTGTTCCTGAGTCAGAAATAATAACATTAGCATGAGTATATCCAGAGCCTTTTGAACTTATAATAATACTTGATATAGTATTAGATTGTGTATTAACTCTAGGTAAAGCGGTGGCTCCAGTACCATCACCCGTTATTGTTACTGTTACCGTACAGGCAGTAGTATAATTCGTGCCTGGATTTGTTATTATAGTTGATTCGATGGCACCAGGCACAGCATTGGCCTGCACTTGCCATTGTAAAGAACCGTCGGATTCTTTTAGATATTTTACAGGAATATAAGAGGGTGTGGTAAATCGTATTCTATCTTCTGCTGGTATGGTATACATGTATCTCCATACATAGCCATCTGACTCTTCTATAGCCTTATCCACATAAACTTGTGTTGGCATAACAGTTGAATTTGAGTTGCTGCTATTATCAAGACATTTATAAACATTCCAATCAGAAGTCACAACGTGAAATTTGCTATTAGGTCCATATAATTTTGTTGAACAAAGGCAATCATCATATACTTGGTACACCACATTAGCAGACCATTCTGTCTTTTTTACAGCGTTTTTGACTTCATTTCCCGTAACCAGTTTTGAACCAATCATACTATTCCACATATTATTATATACTGCAACTGAAGTATTGGCTTGGTCTGGAGCGGCGTCATTGGCCCATGCGGTTGGCTTTCCAAAAGTAAAATATACTCTATTATTAGCGGTCTGCCTTGAAATCAGATCGTTAAAATCAACAGCATTTTGTGTTCTTAAATCTTGCGTGAAAATAGAAGACATTTTACCTCAACTCGATATTACATTTATCATATTATTTATATGCTGGTATAGACATTACCGCTTCCGTTGACACTATAATCGCTCTGTACGAAAATATATGAGTAGGTTCCGTTTGGTGTAACGCTAAAGATACCATTACTAAGATTACCAGCAGCATTACCATCAACGAACTCAACAGAAGCGTTAGATATTCCGCTTACATTTCTTGATGTGGTGACTTTAATGGTAGTTCCGTTAGCATTTGCGGTTGCCAAATATGTGCCATAAACAAGTATTGAATTGCTTGTGTTTACGGATTGGAATATGGTGTTTGTAGATAGGTAATCGTCCTTGGTTGTATATTCACCAAACAGCTTCATACCAGCAGGATGTGTAAGTTTCTTTAGATATTCCCTATAATCATTAATTGATCTATTGAGTTTCACTACATAAGAGAAGTTTTGATAATAATCCCTATCTTCCAAGAAATTATAACCACTCAAATGGCCATCGTCATTCAAATAACGACCTGGATAATTATATGCACCCGTAATAATTGTTGCATTGGCCTGTGCTGTTCCGTCTCCAATGCTTGTTAGATTGAGTGTTGGTGGCGTCTGATAGCCTGAACCACCCGATACAACAGTTAGGGCTTCTATGGCGCCCAGCGTATCTGATACTGGAGTAATAGTCTCACCATATCCTAATGTTGTTTCAACTATGATATTTGCTCCGTTACCGTTAGCTGAAACTACGGAAGCTATTGGTAAGTGATTTTGATCATATCCTGAACCACCCACAAAGAATCCTGGTACCTGTTGGAAATGAACCTGTGTAATTACTCCATTAGCATCTACGTTTGTGACATTGGCACTAGCACCATGCCCATACCCGCCGATGACATTGGTAAATGTTATTTTATCGCCAATCTGATAGTTTGCGCCGCCCGAAACAACATTCATTCTACCTAAAATACCAAGTTCTCGTATTCTTGTATTGCCCAAAATTGAAGCGGTTGGAAGAGTAATATAATTGTTGCCACCTGTAATAATGTCAATAATTTCTACTGGACCTGTATTTCCATAAACAAAGAAAGACATTGAGTTAGATATAGCACTATTAACTGGATCGCTCAATACAGCATTTAAATTGGAATATACAGCATTGTTTAATGGAGTGTTGGCCTCAAGGTTGATTGTTGAATATACGATATTATAACTATTTGGATGATAATATTCGCTTTTATCTACTTGTGTAATCTTTGCGTTTGCACCGTATCCTGAACCGCCAATAAACAATAGATAATCATTAACTCTAAATCCTGCTCCACCATTTATTACATAAATTGATTTAAGATTTCCTGATGAAACTTGAGAAACTTGAACGATAGCACCCGTGCCGGTATTACTTTCAACTGGAACTGAGGTGCCTACAGTATAATTTGAACCAGACTTTTGTACATAAGTTTTATTAACAATACCGCTAAAAGAGTTTGCGCGAATAGTGTGTGTGACATTATTAATATCATTATATAAGGCAAAGAGCGTTTCGCCTGAAGTAAAGTCTTTTGTTTGATTCGAAATTTTTAGTTCACGAACGAGAGTCGATCCGTCATAATATGTATCGACCCGCTCTACAATAGCTCGGGCTCCCGAAGTATTACCCGTTATGTAAGTGCTTTTAAATGCGGTTTTGATTATCTCATCGTTTGTTTCAAGCACGCCATCGATATAGGTACTAGAAAATCTCAGAGATTTTTCAACGAACCATTTACCATCCGAGGCTCTTAGTATGTCAACTTTTGGATAATAAAATTCTGTATTGCTGGCCTCTTCTCCAAAAAGAGTTCTTAACAAAAAGATTAATGATTTTTCTGTACCTTTGGCTCTATAAAAATCTTTAATATGCTTTAATAATAGATTCTTATCTGTAATGACTTCATTTGGTAAAGCATTTAAAAATGTTTTCTGTAATTCTTCTAAAAAAACACCCGTAGATTTATCAACATCAAAATATTGACCAATGTTTTTCGTTACGTCAAGAGTTTGCCCATTTTGTTCCATCCATTCATAGTAAGCCTCTAGAAAGGCCACAAAATTAGGATGGTCGTCACGAACAAAAGACGGTAATTGAGAAGATACTATATTGGATATTTTGTTATTCGTTGACATTCTTATTGCTCAGAAACAACTTCAATTTGTAATGCGATAGGATCATTTTCGTCTATAGTCAATATTCGGTTTCTAATTGGCAATATAATTTCATTTTCTATTGGTGAACTAACGGTTAATATATCTGTATTATAATATCTATTTTCTGGTGTTCCTGTCTGCGTGAACAGACTGTTTATTATAACCTGGCCTGTTTCATAATTAATTGTTCCTACATTATCACCAAATATAAATTTTTCACCATTATCTTTTAGATAATATGATCGTAATGTTCCTACCTTTATCTGTAATTGTGGTACAGCTATAGCACCAGAACCGCCCCCGCCGCTTATTGTAACGAAGGCCTTGGTGTAGTTTGTTCCGTTTTTCAAAATATCTATTGATGTGATTCTTCCGCCTGAAACCGTGGCCTTTGCTGTTGCTCCTGTTCCATCACCAGTTATCGTGACGGTGGGTATACTTGTATAATTAACGCCTGCGTTTAATACTGCTATTTGATATATTCCAGTATCTGAATATGGAGTTTCTTCAAAATAAATGTCTCTAGAAATATTGTTTATATCTGTTGTTTGTACCTCAGGTGTTGTAAACAATCTATTGTTATAATCATTTTTCTGTAATGCGGCATTAAATTTGATATCATATCTTGTCGCAGAATTTAGTATCAAAGGTATTCTTTTTTGCAAATAAATTGATATATCGCTGCCTGTAATAGAGGCTTCGGAGTTTTCAATATAAGATTGCAACTTAGATTTCCTAAATGTAGATGTAAATTTATTAAGTTCTTGTGCAGAGTAATCTGAAATGGCAGCCTTAACATAATTTAATATTTGATTTGCATCCAGAGAGGTCAGAGACTGATCGTAATATACTTTACCTCTAACGAGCAAATAACCATAATCAGGATCAACAATTTCTGGTGTAACCGTCAATACATTTCGGCGAGTAATAAGATCATTTTTAATAATTTCTTTTTCTGCATTTGTTAGTGCATAGTTATTCTTAGTTTTAAGAGATAAGAATACTTTACCGTAAATAACAGGATCATTATCTTCACCGCCCCAAACAGCAACGGCATCGATGTTATTATAATCTTTTGTTACGAGTGTCTGATAGTCCTGAGTCGTGACAGCACGATTTTGTGTAGTATAGAAATATGGTGCGCGGAATCGAACCTGTTCTATTGTTTCTCTATCGACACCACCATAAGATGAATTGACTGCGGTTACAATAACATTATTTCGATAGAGGCCGCCAATCGAATCGGACGTGTAAAATTTGGTTATATTATTGGCCAGAGAACCGACTGTATCCAAGAAATTAACAGTTATGATATTACCATTTTTAGGTTTCTTACCAATAATTCCATCACCAAAGTATATTGTATAATTTAAGTCCGAATTTTCTTCAATAAAATATACAGCGGAATTTCCAGATAGCGTTGTAATATCAGAAGCGAGAATATATTCTTCTGTTGAGGTATTAGATGCAGATTCTTGGACAGTTACTGTAAGTGTCTGCGTATCTACATTTGAATATGGTATATCAAATCTTCGGCTAATATTTGTAGGATCCATAGAATATTGTAGCGTAACAACTTCACCCTGTTTAAGATAAGTATTGGCGAAACTAAATGTGCTTCCAACCTTAGATGCTGTATTTGAATATAGTGCTACGAACTGATAGTTTGTTCCGTCTATGTCTTGTGCTAAAAATTTGGTGTATTTTTCAAGAGTTATGACGTTGGTGTTTTGACTTTCAGTTGGTGATGGAGTTATCAAAATATTAGTTTTAACAAGAGCGCCTTGAGGGCTTGTTGGTGTATAATTTAAGTTTTTTGCGTGAGATAGAACAGAGTTGCGTAGTTGAGCAGTATCAAGAAACATTTCATTGGCCACCATATTCAGATAATAGCCTGTATAATGTGTGTTATAGGCCAAAATATCAAGCAGAACAGACATGCCGCTGCCTTCAAAGTCAAAGTCTTGAAACTT